CCTTGCTCAGTCGCTTTGACCAGATACACGAGCGACTCCCACGCGGGGTGCGGCATCGTGTAGGCGACTTCGCCCGCTGCCGCGTACGAGACGATCACGAACTTCGTCGCGCCTGTGCTGCCGACATCCCAGAAGACGCCATTCGTCATCAGCCCGAGCAGCGTCGCGTCCCCGGACAGCTTCGCCATCACGGCCGCGTCGATTTCAGAGGTGTCGGCCATCACGCTGCCTCGCTCTGCAGCTCGGCCTGTGTCACGCGCATCCCGTGGCGACGCACGACACCCGCGAGCGCCTGCACCATCAGCTCGCGCTTCCGCATCGCGATGGGGATGAAGATGTGCAGCGGCGGCATGCGCCCGCGACCCACGCCGGTCGTCGTCTGCCGCATCTCCGTGCCGTGCTCGGCCCAGTACGCATGCGGGGCGCGGTTGCGCACAATCCAGCGCACCGCGAACTGGCCCCCGGTGAACTCGTTCCGAATCGTCAGGCCGCGTCGCAGGTTGCCGGTGAAGTCGTGCTCGGCGTACTTCTGCTGCATCTCGCTGAAGGCGGCCTGCGCGTGCGCTTGCACGATGACGCCCGCTTCGCGCGCGAGGTCTGCAGGCAGCGCGCGCAGTTGCTCGCGCAGCTCCTCCAGCCCGTTGATCGCGATCTTGAAGTTAGCCATGCAGCACCTCGGCGCAGACGAGCACCATCTCGGCGTCGCGCTCTTCGGGGTTGCTGATGTAGACGATTTCGAACGTGCGCTCGGGACGCGGATAGTCCTCGACCAGCAGTTGCGCCTGCACCGTGACGCCGGGGTGATAAGGCATCGAGACGAGATGCGTCGCCGTCGTCTGCGGCGCGCCCGCCATCACGCGCTCAAGGTCGGCCTGCGAGGCGGGCTGAATGCGCGCGAACATCTGCGGCGGGTCGAGCGGCTCGACGCCCTCGGTGTAGCCGCCGTCGCCGTCTGGCACCATCGCGCCAGGCTTCTGCAGCTTCACCCGCTTCTGCCGTTCGCCGACCGAACCGTGACGCGGGCCGATCATGCGAGGGTCACCAGCCGATACGGATCGATGCAGTCGTCGTAGCCCTGCGGTGTGGTCGCGACAATCGTGCCGACGATGGCGAGGTCGCGTCCCACGGTCGCGTAGTGCGCGACGAGCAGCCCCACGGCCTGCACCAGCAGGGGCGCTTCTGCGAGTAGCGTCGCGGCATCCGGCCAGCCCGAGACGGCCAGCCACGTTCCCGACTGGAACTCGTCCCAGAAGCGCACCGCCGCGAGGCGCTGGTCGTAGCCACTGACGAAGCGCGTGTAGGGATTGCCGTCCGGGTCCGTCAGCGACTGCAGCGGCAGCGACTGCATCGGCAGCGGCACCACGCCGCCGTCGCTCGACCACCACGACACGGGCGCGATGAACGTGATCGCGCGCGTCTGCGTCAGTAGCGCCAGTCCGGTGTCGAGTTCGACCTTGGCGCGCGCTGCGGCGATGAACGCTTTCATCAGGTCATCGCGCGGGTCGCCCGTGGGCCAGTCGAGGCCAGCGCGCAGCTTCGCCTGCGCCAGCGTCAACGGTTCCTCAGTCGGCGCAACTTTCAGCGCCGAGATGACGGGCGGCATGTACCACGGCGCGCCGACGAACGCAGTCGCGTCGGTCATCAGTACGCCCCGACGCCCCAGAGCTGGCGCAGGAACGCCGTGAAGTCTTTCGGCGCGGGCAGCGCCTGCAGGCCGTAGCCGATCTGCACGACGAGCTGCTCAAGGTCGCTGATCGCCGACTTCATCACCGCGACCTCGCTCGCGTCGTAGCCGAGCGCGATGAGTGCGGCCTCGTCGGTGCCATCGAGGTAGCCTTTGAGGGTCGTCACATCACCCGCGAGCCGCTGGAACGCCCGCGCGATGTCCCCCGCGCGCGCGTCTACTTCCTGCTTCGTGACCGGGAGGCCGACGCTCATTTGCTGGTTCCTTTCCCTCGATGCAGCGCGCGCCGGTACGTGCTCGTCGTGAACTCGTTCGGTCGCAGCGCGGGCGCGGGTGGCGCGCTGACGGCCGCCGCCGCCGCTGCAGCCGCGTCGCGATTGGGCAGCAGCGTCGTCGTCATCGACGTAGGGTGGGGCGCCGTGCAGATCGTGTGCGGCGCATCACAGATCGGGCACGGGCCGGGGTCTTGTCGGAACAGCGCCATCACATCTCCTGCCGCAGAGTCGGGCGAACGGGGCCGATCCGTTCGCCCTCCTGCTGCTCCGCACGTCATCGATCAACGGAGGTAGGCCATTGCCCGCGACGTGTTTACGGAACGAAATCGACTTTGCCGAACGCTGCTTCGCGATAGACCGCGAGCGCGAGCCGCTCTTCCCCACGGATGGCGACCAGGTTCTTGATGAAGAAATCCTGATGTGAATTTGTCGCCTCGATGCGGATGCCGCCCTTGCGGAAGACTTGCGCCGCTGAGCGGAAGCCACCGACCAGCGCCTCGCCTGCCGCTTCGGCGGGAGTCACCGCGCCGGGGAGGCCCCACAGCATCGGCGACTGCGGCGCGGCGAACGGCCCCGCGCCCATGTAGTTCCCCTGCGTGTTCTTCGCGATGGCGACGGTGAGCCAGTCGGCGGGGTTCATCACGAAGCCGTCCGGGTAGATGAACGTCGTCGTGGCGATCTTCGTGATCTGCTTCAGCATCGCGTCGGCGATGGTGTCGCTGCCGAGCGGCTGCACGGGCGTGAGGCCCGTCAGCATGTTCAGCCCGAGGATGTGCGGATCGACGCCGCTGCCGTTCAGCAGCTCGTCTTCCTCTTTCAGCTCCAGCCCGAGGGTCAGGCGCGCGTCGATGATGCTGCGCGTCTGCGCGAAGTCCTCCAGCATCTCTTCGCTGACGGGGATCCAGTGCGCCAGCTTGCGCACGGGCGAGCTGGCCGCTTCGAACGTGAGCGCCGACTCGGGCTTGACGGCGCCTTCCTTCACGGCGTCGGCCGCGTTGGTGAACGTCTTCTCCTTCGTGTACTGGATCAGGTTGCTGTCGGTCGTGCCGGGAGCAATCAGATCCGCCACGACGAGGCGGCGCGTGCGCAGCTCCAGAATGCCGGTCTGCCGATCGGGCGGGATGAGCGCGCCCCCGGACGCCGGATCTTCGGTCAGCGTGGTGCCGAGCACCAGCAAGCTGTCGGACGATTCGAAGGTCGGCGACGACCACGCGCCCGCGCGCCGATGGCCCTGCGCCTTGATGAAGCTGAGGAACTCGGCCGACTGCACGAACTGCGAGCCGAGCGAGATGCGGCGGCGTGCCGCTCCAGCAGCGGCGGCGCTGGCGGGCGCGGCGGGACGCCCGCCGCCGGTGATCTGGTCGAGGCGCGCGAGTAGGTTGGCGTCGCTCTGCATGCCGTTGATGCGCGTCTGAATGGCTTCGGCTTCGCCGAGGACATTGTCGATGGCGCTGCGCTCTTCGGCCGTCATCAGGCGGCCGGTGACAGCGGGGTCACTGCCGCTCGCGGGCCGCACGACGTGGTCGCGGCACTTCAGCGAGGTCGCATCGATCAGGCTGCGTGCCTGTTCTTTCTTCTGCCGCAGATCGGTTTCGAGTTGCGCGAGTGTCATAGCGTCACCCTTTCGCGAGCGCGAGAAGTCGCTGCTCGTACTGCACAAGGTCGGTGGTCGGGTCGGACACGGCGCGCGGCTCCTGCGGTGTGGCCGCAGCAGGCTGCAGCTCCTGACCGGTGGCCGAGGGCGGTGGGTCTTCGGCCCGAGCTCCGGCGCTGCTGTGGCGCGCCGTGGCCGCTCGGGCGATGGTGTCTTGCAGGGTGCCGATGCGGTCGCAGAGGCCACACGCGCGGGCCTGATCGACATCGACCAGACGGCCCTCGCCGAACCCCTTGCGTACGTCGCTGGCGCTGACGCCGCGGCCTTTCGCGATGTCGCCGATCATGCGCCCGTAGGCGCCCTCGACCAGCCCCGTGATGTGCGTGCGCGCTTCAGCCGACAGGCCGGTGCCGCCGACGCCCTCGGCTTTGTACTTGCCCGCGACGAAGACTTCACGCTTCACCCCGAGCTGCGCCAGTGCGTCTGTCAAGTCGTCGTACATCGAGAAGGCGCCGATGCTGCCGAGCATCGCGGAGGGGGCCGCGATGATCTCGGTCGCGCACGCCATCGGGTGATAGGCGGCGCTCGCCATCAGGTACTGCGCCTGCGCGTAGACCGGCTTGATGGTGCGCGCGCGCAGCACTTCACGCGCGAACTCGGATGCGCCTGCGACGTTCCCACCTGGGGAATCGACATCGAAGACGACGGCGCGCACGTTCGGATCGGCGACCGCTTCCTGCAGCGACTTCGTCAGGC